CGTGTAGTAGTTCCACTGTTTGTGTTGTGGTTGTTGGGTTCTCAGGTTGTCACCATGTCACCATCGGTTTGGTTTCGTCGTTGCAACATCCATGTGCCGCGGTCTGTTGTTGCGCGCGCACGGGTCCATGCACGGTGACAGGCTTGGCATAGTCCGCTGCGTAGTCTGTCGTTTCCTTTGCTGGTGGTGTAGTGGTCGCATGTCAGGCATTGGTTGTGTGTGTGTTCGGTGGGTGGGTGTGCGGGGTTTGCCCATGTGGTGATGATGCGGTGGATGGTGGCGGCGTTGGTGAGTGCGTGTTGGGTTGCGGTGTGTAGTTGGTTCCAGTCTGTGCGGGCTGTGTCTTTGGTGTGCAGGTGTTGTTCTAGTCCTGAGGGTGTTGATGGTGTGGATGCGGGCAGGTTGGTTTGGCTGGTGTTGGTGGGGTAGCCGGGTTGGTTGTTTTGTAGTTCGGTGATGGCGGTTTGTAGTTGATCGGTGATTTGGGTGAGCAGGGTGATGGTTGTGTGGATGTTGATGATGATGCGGTGATTGGTCATGTGAGCCTTTCAGAACGGGTTGAATGGTTCGATGGGTTGGGGGGGTGTAACTGTTTCAGCGGGTGTGGAACGGTTGGGTGTTTTGGGTTCTGTTTTTTCTGTCCCATCAACTGTTCCGTGCGCCCCTTTTAGTAAAGGGGCGGCGCGGTTGGAACAGTTAGATGTTGGCAACTGTTCCGTGTTCGGTTGGAACAGTTCGGCGCGGTTGGAACAGTTAGGTTCAGGCTGTTGGTTGTGTGGCGTTTGTGGCGTTGTTTCGTCACTGTTGATTGGGTCAATTGTCAGTGTGTCGATGGGGTCAAATCGTTGCAGCAGGGTGAGGTTGAACCCACCGCCTTTGCCTGTTCTCACGGTGCGTTCCACATATCCCAACGCAATCATTTCTTCAAGTGCATCCTTCACCTGTCGGCGGGGGTGTGGGTTGCATGCGTCCATCAACCTGTTTTGTGTGGTGGTTCCCATGCCCAACACACGGCTGATGGTTTCCATGATGGCGTTGGGTTGGGTGTGATTGGGGTCTGTCACGGTGACATGCACACCAGTTTGTGTGTCTGTGACTGTGATGTTGGCGACGGTTGCCCCGTGCTGATAGTTGCCGTGTCTGTCTTTGGCCACGGTCAGTTTCAGTTTGCCTTCCATGCCTTTGGCCGGGGGTGTGGTTGCATCCACCCGGTAACTGGCACCATCAATGGCGGCCAGTTTGCGTTGTGATCCGATGGCAAACCGTTTGTTGGATTCATTTGATTTGGGCACATGGTCCAGCAGTAGGACGGTTGCACCGGCACGGGTGATGCGTCGCGGTACTTTCCGAAACCATGCAGCGATTTCTTCATCAGCGTTGGGGTTGATGCCGTCCATGCTGACGGCCTCGCCGGTTGAATCGATGATGCACAGGGTGATGTTCAGGGTGATGATCAGTTGTTCCAAATAGTGCCCTGCCCGTTCGGTGAATGGCATGACGGGGCTGATGTAGGTGAATCGTTCAATCAGTTCCGTGTCGTCACATCCCAACTGGCGCATGCGGTCGGTGACACTGCCGGGGTGATCTTCAAAATCTAAGAACAGGACACGTTGGTGTTTGTGGATGGTTTGGGCTGCGGTGGTCATGGCCACCCATGTTTTGCCGCTGCCGGATTCCCCATAGAGGGCGTTGATGCGTTGCGGGTAGAACAGGCAGGCACCATCGGTGCGTTGCAGCAGTTCAGGTTTTACGGGTTCCCATCCGGTGTTGATGATGGCGGCAAGGTCTGTGGGTTCCCATCCGTGTTGCAGTTCTGATTCATCTGCCGGGGTGGTGGGTGTGTGGGTTGGTGTGATGGGCAGGTTGTTTTGCCATGTGTTGAATGCTGCGGTTTCCAGTTCGTTCAGGTACCGGGCTGCTGCTGACCGGTCACCATTGTGGAACCGACAGGCGTAATACCCAAACCGTGAATAAGCGGCCTCAGGTAGCCATTGGATTGATGTGGTGAACACTCGCATCATGTCCTGCCCGTTCCAGTTCACGGTTGCGCTGGTGCCGTCATCTTTGCCGGGGCGTGTCCAATGTTGTTCACCGGTTCTGTCGGTGAAGGCGTGTGTCCAACCATCGGCGGTGAGCAGTTCGGGCCATGTGGTGTTTTGGTTGTATCGGGCTGCAATGGAATCGTCCACAGGTGTGGATGACACTGTGGATGATGTCGTGATGTCGTGATGTCGTGGGGGTTCTGTGTGGGTGAGTAGGTGCAGCAACCATGCCGGGGCGGGTGCGATGGGTGCAGGTTCGCCACCTACCCATGTGTAGGGGGTTCCGTTGGCATGCACTGTTGGTGGTGCCACGCATTGCCCGCCGGTGCCGCGCACATCTATGCCTTGCCCTAATCGTCTGCCTGCATCGTTGCGGATTTCAATGTGGTCAGGGTGGGTGAAGTAGTAGTGCACCCCGCCTGATCCGGTGAGCACTGTGGCAGTGTCGGGCAAGGTTCCGTGCAGGCGTTCTAGTTCGTGCAGTGTTTCATCACCGGCTTTGCCGTCGGCAACGTCAATGTCCAAAATGAACAGCCCGTTGCCTGTTGCAACACCTATGCCGTGGCCAATGTATTGGTTGGCAAACCACTGGTGGATTGTTTCTAGTTGTGTGGTGGCGACGTGTTGCCATGAATGCATTGGCGGGCGTTTGCCACCGGGAATGATTGGGATGACGGGCCAGCCGTTTGCTGCGTAGGTTTCTGCGTAGTCGATGACATCATCCATTGGCGGCATCACCCAAGATGGTCAGCACTTCCATCCATCCGGCACGATGGGTTGCCATTTCTTGCATCAACTGTTCAATCAGTTCAATGCCGTTTTTCAGGTCATCATCAAGTGTGTCTAGGTCTAGCCAATACCGTTGCAGACGTAACGCATCTAGTGTTTCGTCAGGGTTCATTGCCCGTAGTCCTTTGTGTCGATTCCAACAGGGTTGCCGTGATGGTCTAGTGCAACGGTGATTGTGATGGCGGCACCTAATAGCGCGCGCCTGCCGTTTCCTAAACATCCGGGGCATTCGTACATGCCTGCCTTGTGTGCGAACAAACACCCGGCTTCAATGATGCATTCAGTGGTGGGGGCCATTGCCCATGTTTCAGTGTCCATTGTTTTCAGTCCTTTGCTGTTGTGGTTTCAATGTCGGTTTTCACGGTTTTGATTGATTTCAGTGCGTAGTCACTGGCACAGGTGCGGCTGCAAAAGCGGCGTGACACACCCCACCCTTTGCCAATGGCAACGATGTGTGTGCAGTTCGGGCATTTCACAGGTTTCCCCCTATGTACGGTTTCAATGTTTCATCAACTTGTGTGGTGATGGTTTCATGCACAAACACTTTCTGTGACAACAGCAGCGTTGCCAGTTGTGTGTTTTCGGTGCGTAGTTGTTGGATTTCTGTGATGGCCATTTTCAACCAAACAGGATCAACCCCAATTTGTGCGTGTTCAACAACTGTTTGCAGCCGGGTCAGAATGTCATTCATCGGGACACCTACAAATGAAATATTCACAGTACGGGCAGCGCATAATTTGTGGGTGTTCCATGTTCATAACCATCCTTGTTTGCGCGCGCAACCCGGCCACGCTTTGAACCCTGCCGATTCCAACACCCGCTGCCCAACATCGATTTGTTGTTCCCGTGATGCTTCCCACGGATGTGGGGCGTAGGTTTCGCCACCGTATGCGCGCCATGTTGACCAACGCGCGGTGTGTGCAAATTGCAATCCGCCCCCGTATCCGTTGCCTGTGTTCGCTGACCAGTTCCCACCGGTTTCACATTCTGCGAGGGCATCCCACATGTTTGCATCAGGTTGTTGAGTGGTTGGCGGTTTCGGGACAGTGGTGGTTGTGGTGATGGTTTGCAGGTAGGTGTTCAGTTCAGCCAATGCCTGTGCCGCTGCACTGTGCTGGTCTGCGGTTGCGTATTCGATTGCGACAGGTTCCGGCTGCGGTTCTGTGCCTGTGGTGCAGGCGGTGAACATCAGCCCGGTGAATCCGATGATGACGGCGGTGATGATTGTGTTGTGTCTAGTTGCATCCATTGCAGTTTGTTCCTTTGTTTGCGTGTGCATGTTGCACAGGAAACTTCACGGATTGTGATGCCGGTTGTGTAGGTGTTGCCGCATCGTTTGCAAATCCATGTTTGTTTCATTGCGGTTTTGTTAGTTCACGCCACACATCAAGTGTGTGCAACATTTCGGTCAGTAGTTGATTGCTGATCATGATTTGCCATGATCCTTTGATGCGGTCACGTTCTGTGGTGGTGATGGTGGTGAGTGCATCGGCCAGTTGGTTGCCGGTTTGTGTGATGTTGTGCAGCCGGGTGGTTTGTTCCAACAGTTGTTTGGTTGGTTCGGGGTGTTGTGTCTGCCATTCATCGAACAGTTCCAGCACACGGGCGTATGGGTCAGGTCCGTGACGCATCACATCATTTTTTCTGTGACACGGATACCCAAATTGTTGGCGGCACGCTGCGCAATTTGCAATGCATCAACCAAAATTGGTTCATCACGAACAAACACCCAATCGGCACCGCGTACAACAGCAATCACAAACCTGCCTGTTGTGCGGTCATGTGATACTTCAATGTGCGTTTCATTTTTGCGCACCGTTCAATCCATTCCAGTTGTGGGTGAGTAAAAACAACTACCTGATCCGGCATTTCATTGTGACAAATCGCCACCGCAATGCGGGCAGGCGGTTGGCATGTGCCGGTTGCGTGTCGGTTGTTCAATGTCACGCCCGGATTGATAGCGGGGCGCAACATAGATTTTGCATGCACTGCGTTTTGCAGCCAACCGCAACAAATGCCCTTCCATGTGTAGAACTGTGAGCGCACCGGAAAGTGTGCCGTGATGCCGGTCGGGGAACTGTTCGCGAATCTCTGCAATTGTCATGCCGTGAAACCCTGATGATTCAACCGCATCCAATATTGCATGTTGCGTGGTGGATGTTGTGCCGTTTGCATCATTGCGTTTTGCCCGTTCCTGTGATGTGTCACTGCCGGACCATCCTGATGTTCCAGCGTAAGGCGTGGCAGGTAGTTCATCGTTGTCAAAAAGGTTGTTCATTTTTTCCTTTGCGTGATTGTTTGATTTCGATTGTGGGTGAGTATGCAACAGCCCCCACACACTGCCCGTGCATGTGTGTGGGGGCTGAGTAACTACCGGCACCGTGTCACGGATGGCGGGGGAACATGACCCGGTGCCGGTAAAACTGTCAGATGATATCGTCAACATCAATAGTGATTGCAGGCGGTGCATACTGCGCACGCCATGTTTTCGATGGGTTGTAACCCTTCACCTTTGCGGGTTCTTCGCCGGTCCATTGGATCGCGAGAACACCACCAACTTCAGGCACCTTACCCATTGCGGCAAAACACTTTTTGACTGCGGTGAACATGAACCCTTTTGCAAAAATGCGGGTGTCGTCGCCAGTGTCGGGGTCGGTGCCGGTGAACACCAACTGCCACTTTGGTTCACCGTTGCCCCATGTTTCAGGTTCACCGGTCGCGAAGTTTGTCACCTGTTGTTTGGTTGCGGTGGCAATGCGCACTTTGCGTGTGTCACCGATGTTTTCCCATTTGGCAACGTCACCTGTGGTGGCGGTGAAATCGGCAATGATTGATGGGTCAATGGACATGTCAGTGTTTCCGTTTCTGTTGTTGTTGTTGTTTGTGTTTGCCGTGGTCACTTTGTGACCGGTGGCCAGTCGCCAAACAAATATGCGTTGCCGTCGTCATCCCACATTGGGATCAATGACCCGGCTGCAATTTCTTTGGCAACACCCTGCGCATTGCGTGCCTGTTGAATGGTGAGACCACCCAACGTGTCACCCAATGCGTCTGCATTTCTACGCGCCACACCTGTAGCAATAGCAACTGCGGCCATGATCAACCCCACATCATCGAAATGGGCGAGGGCAACCAGTGCCTTGCAAACTTCCAGCCGATGTTCGGTTGGTTTGCCGCCTCGCCCTGTCAATCTGATTGGCCGGTTGGCTTTGGTGCAGGCCTTCATTGCGTCATTGACAATGGCACGGCAGTTTTCCGGCAGTTCCTGCGCCAATGCCGTCAGTCCGTCTATTTCGGCCTGTGTGACGTTCCTGCCCTCATCGGGGGCAGGTAGGCGTTTCGGGGTTGCTGGGGCTTCAGGGGCCATTTGGGGGGGTGTGGTGTCAATCTCAGGGAACGGCAGCCCATGTTCACGTTCAATCAGGGCCAACACTTCATCAACCTGCCCCTGTTGGGCCACGGTGATGGGGTCGCCTGATTTGATTGTGGGAACCCCGACAGGCCACATGTGCGCCACCATCTGTTTGGCCTCGCTGTTGGCAACAATCGCCATCAACCGTTGCCGTGTCGATTCACGCCACCGGTCTGCCTGATCAGCCGGGGCAGGTTCATTGCCCATTCCCTGAACTGACTGGCGGGTTGTGAACGGTTCCAACGGTTTCACCTTCCGAAACCGGCGCACATCCAACGCCACCTGCAACGCATCAGCCCCAACAGTCAAATCAATCCAATGCAACGTGCATGCGGCACTGTTCGGTTCAATGTGAACAATCACCGCGCGTTCCCGACTCACATCAGGCATAGGTTCACGCACATCCTGCGAACCGTCAGCGGCGGCACCTTGCGTGTAGAGGGCATCAGCCTGCGAATAAATCGCCATCTGAATAGCCCATGCAAGATTGCCAAATTTCAAACTGGTCAGTGAACCGGTTTTGTTATCGAACAGGAACCGTTGCCCACCGATTTCCAACACACCATCACAGGTGCCTGCGATTTGCGGACCATCCAACACCACCATGCGTTCCACATATTCCGGCAACACCCGTGCGCCTGCATCAGCCAATGCCTGATGCACCGCTTCAATGTCGGCACGAAACTGCTGAGGTGCCACATAGTCAGGGTTTGTGTAGGACTGTTCCAGCATGGCGTGAATGGCAGTGCCCAAGTCACGGCGAACGGTTGCGCCACCGGCTTCACTGGCACGTTGGCAAATGCCATCAATGGTTTTGCGGTCATCAGGGTCAGCAGTAGTTAGGGCTGCGTACAAATCGGCGCGCGCCGCCAATCCCAATGCGGTCATGCGTGCGTTCCATGTCATCAGGCTGCTGGTGTCATCCAATGCTTTGGCCACTGTGGTGGCACGCGTGTACCCCTGCACCTTCTCACCTTTCGGCGGTAACACCTGATAGCGGCCCCAACGGTCACGGCGCACTGTGTCCCCGATGGGTTGCCCAATCATGTCTGTCATTGTTTGTTTTCTCCCGTTTAGAATGGCCTGATGTGGCCGTGGATTTTGTTGTGTTTTGAACTGGTGGGTGTGTTTGGTCAATGGTCAATCAGTCGCGGCCACTGGTGGGGTTTCGTTGTTGTGTTGCTGCATTCATGGCCGTGGTGTGTGTTCTCAGTTGTGACCGGTCAACCCGGCTTTTTGGCCATGTTCGTTTTGTGGCAAATCGTGAACGGTGCCGGCGCTGTTCGCTGGTATCGAAACCGTACCCGCCTTGTGTGACAGTCACCGTTGCAAACGTTTCCGTTCCCGATAGTCACGCACCGCATTGCTGTGAGCCTGACGGCACAGACCGCATCGGCAGCCCTTCACATACCCGGATGATGTGCCACATGAAACCACCAACGCACGTTTGCGTTTCGGTGTGGTGTTCTCACGCCGCTGTTCCGGTGTCATCCCACCCCAAATGCCGTATTCCTCATTGTTCGCCAACGCATACTGTTGGCATTCCATAACAACCGGACAGGTGAAACATACGGCAACGGCACGGTCAACCACGGTTTTGTTGTTGGGGTTCACATAGAACGTTTGCAACATTCCTTTGCATGCCGCTTCATCAGCCCATGCACCCGGTGCATCAGGTTTTGCGTTCAATACCCTGCACCTTCCATTGCACGCTGCCGTTGCAGTTCAGCCCGCAGGTTTGATTGGATTTGTTCCAAATGGTCAATGCGGTCCAAACACATTTGCAACGCATCAGCAGCATCCAAATAAAGTTCCATGTCAGGTTCATCAGCATGTGCAGCGGCATGCAATGTATCCCACATGCGGTTCAGCGTGTCCAAATTGAATGTGTCCATGATCAGCCTTTCAAAAGTTTCGTGAGGGTTTGCAACGTCATCGTGACATACCAATCACCGGGGTCAGATTTGCCCCGACGTTTGTGAACAACTACACCGCATTCACGGTTGGCGTTCAATGCCTGTTCATCAACCTGATTGCACCAACCGGACAAATCCAGTTTGGCCACGTTCTTCACCTGCACCGCAGGCAACGGCGGCGGCAACCACACATCACCAATATCTGCGTTTGAACCTGCCGGGATTCGTGAGGCGGTGAACCCTGACCCTTGCAGGTACCGGGTCACTTCGCGTTCCGCTGCGTCACCTTTGATTTTGTTGGCGTTCGCCATCACAACCCCCGGCTGATTGCGTAGGTCCATGCCAGCAAAATCACAAACATCAATGCGGACAGTATCAACGGCCATGCCTGTTTCACTGTGGGTTCCTTTCAGTCAGTTTGTACACCGTGACACCGGCGGCCATGATCACAATGAACACGGCAACGGGTGTCATCCAATCCGATGATGCCAGCAACATCACAAACCAATTCAGCAACATGAGGCCAACAATCAGTGCAGCGAATCCGACCACGGCAACGGGTGTGTTGACATGTTCATCAACGGGTTTCATTCGGTTGCATTTGTGGCGGTTGAAATCTGCTGCCCGTTTTGCTGCGGTCCCCGAATCAAACCGTGTGCCGCACAACACGCAACGCACTTTGGTTGTCATTGCACACCCGCTTTCAAATCGAACAGACGGGCAACCATGTCATCCACCGGTGTGTTGGTGTCCAGTAGGGCAGCCCACACATCAGCATCATGCGCATCATCCATGCACAGGGCATCAAGGATGTCATGCAATGCACCATCCATGTGTTGCAGTGCTTTGCGTTGCAGCATGTCGGCAAAGGTGCGGTAGTTGTCGGCACGGCATGTTTCAGTGATGCCCCTGCGGAACTGTTCAACCGCATCAGCGGTGGTTTGGTAGGCCCGTTTCATTTCAGACATGTCAGCCCCCCAAGTTCTTTGTGCCACTGGTGCGGGTTTGTTCAAACACAATTTTGTTGATGACAGACAAACACACATGCGCAATGAGGGTGGACCGCTGCACCAATGTTTCCGATGCATCGGGGTGTGTGATCATCCGTTCAGCAGTTGCGAGGGCATCGGCAAGGATGGTGCGCAACTGGTCCGCTTCATGGCGTGTGATTTCAATGTTCATTGGTTTCCCCTGTTCTGTAGTTCGGTGATGGTTTCAACTGTGATGCGTGCCTGTCCTGATGGCAGGTGTTGGGCTTTGATGTACCCGGATTTGATCCAGCGGCGCACCGTTTCCGATGACACCCCCAACATGCGAGCAGCCTCGCCCGTCGTGATTGATTCAGTGTTCATGCATTCATTCCCTTCCGATGTTCACGATTGCACCCAACTGGTCAATCATGTTTTTCAGGTTTTCAATTTCTTCTTCAATCTTCAGCGTTGTCAGCCAAGCGGTGTTGCATTGCTGTCCTGTTGGTTTGCCGTGCAACTGCCGCTCAATCCATTTCATGTGTTGTTTGATTGCGTGCATTGATGCATTCACTGCTGTTTTTGCTTCCATGATTCCGATTGGTTCGGTTGCTGTGTTCATTGGTTGCTTTCCTTTGTTTGTGTGTTGGTTGGGTTGTTGAGATTGCACATGAATTGCGCCAGTTGTTTCGCATCGGCAAATGATCCGGTTGATTCAACAAACATCAATTCAAGTGATCCCCATTCTGTCGTTGTCCATTGTGAGATGATCCATGAACGTGGGCTGTCTGATGAAATGACGTATGCGCCTTCAATGTCATTTCCGGTTTCGTACCATCCGGCACGGACACGGTTGAATTTCAGTTTGGTGTTCATGCCTCATCTCCCATGCAGTAGGGGCACCACTGCTCAGGTGCGCTAGCCCACTGGCGGGCAGCCTGCAACGTTTCATGCGAACAAACACCACCGTGGTCATCACACAATGTTGACCACGGTTGTGCGCCATCGTCAGTGTCAACCCCGTGGGCATCACCATCAACCACCAACACCAACGTGCCGGTGGTCCGTGCGTATGAAGCGAACCGGACGCCTGCGCATGTCAGTGCGTTGTTTCGGCGGGCAGTGCGTGGTGACACAACGGGTGTGGGTTTAGTGTCGTTCATGTAGATCATTCGGAACACAATGGGTTGGGTGGTGGTGGTTTCCATGTGCATGTTCTACCACACACCTGCCACACATGCAACAACCCCCACAAGCCCCCCAAATTGGGGGCTGTGGCGGGCTGCCCAATCAGGCCTCATTTGCCCCCTGTGGCGTAGGCGTAAAACGCTGCATCAACCATCACATTGGCGTATGAACGGGCATCTGCGTAGCCCTGACGGGCCAGCACAACGGTCAGGACAGTGGTCCAATAGGCACCCTGTTCACGGGCATCAGTGATGATGGCCCGGTTGGTGTTCCGGTTCTCGCGAATCGATGCACGCACAATCATTTTCACAATTTCATCATGTGGAATGGTGAGATGGTCCGGGGCAATGTTCTGTTCCGCAATCCACCGTGCCGCATACTCATCTGACATGTCTGCGGCAACGTTGAAATTCATGCCACGTTCGTTGGCAATCGCCTGCTTTGCTTCGCTGATGGTGATGTTGGTTGCAGTGTTCATTGGTTGCTTTCCTTTGTTTGTGTGTTGGTGGGTTGGTGCCGGGGGAACGTTTCCCCCGGCGGTGTCGGTTGGTTCAACTGACAACATTGAACCGTTGGTTGGCAGGGAAAGTTTTGATTGTGTCGTTGTGCCATGTGTGCAGTGAGAGCCTCACCACACCATCGTTGTGTTCGGTGTGTTCAATGCGGTGTTTGATTTGCACCCATTCAGTTGCGGGCTGTGGGTTGCGCATTCCGAAATCGTAGGTGGGCACTTCAGTGCGGATGGTGATGATGTCGCCGGGTGTCAGTTCTGATGCCAGTTTGGTGTTCATTTGTTTGGTTCCTTTGTGTGTGTGTTGGTTGGTTCGGCTATTTGGTTTCGGGTCCGTCGGCATAACCTGCGGCAATCAGTTCCTTTGCCTTTTTCATCGGGATTTGTTTGATGTGGTTGTGCCGATCAAAATGCACCGCCTTGTTGCGTCCCTGCTGATCGATGCAAAACCAAATTTCAAGGCGGTACCCGTAGCCGGGGGTGGTGATGGTGGTGGTGGTTTCGGTGGTTTCCATGTGCATGTTCTAGTACACATCTGCCACAGATGCAACAACCCCCACAAACCCCCCAAATTGCAGGGGTGTCGGGGAACGCAAAAAGCCCCCCCAACCTGCCCTGATAGGGGGGTTGGGGGGGCTTTGCAGCCGGTCCAAATAGGGGGTTGCTGACAGGCAATCAAGCCTTTTTTGCATCCAATCACGGCGCAGGGGAATGCCGTGTGCATGGACCGGAGAACAACAGGGCAGTCAGGGCTACACCCCTACAACCCCTCAGGCTTCGCCATCGACACCGGGGCAACAACACCCGGCACATCAGTGGCGACCAGTGACGGCGAACCGGCAGGGCCAAACGGCAGTGATGCAAGCGAAGTGAGAACAGACAACACCGCACCACCCAACGCCGCAACCCCAATGGTCTGCCAATCCAGTGTCAACAAATCTGCACCAGTGGCCCCGGCAACAGCAAGCAACACAGACTGCACCGCAGTTTTCATTGCCCGTTCAAACGTGTCACGCCAAAAAACTTTGCTCATTAGATGTTCCAATCTTTGTTCGGGTATTCCTGCTCATCCGGGTATTCATCCTCATCCGGGTCATACGGTTCAGGTTCATCAACATCCGGCAAGGTGATCACATCAGGTTCAATCACAATCGTCATCATCATCATCATCCCAATCATCAATGTCATCAGGTTCAACATCATCACCAATCACATCAACGTGATCAGGTGTGTTCAATGATTTCCAAAGGCCATCCAAATACCCGGCACAATCAGTGATGGAATCCTCAACCATCACAGGTGATTCAAACGCCAACCCACTGTGCAACCCATAAGCAACACGGCACAATTTCATTGTTGTCATAAACAACAACGCATATTCAGGACACATCACCGTTGGTTCACCATCACACAACGCATTCCAAACATTCGCAACCCGCTGATAATCCTCAACAAAACTTCCATACTGATTGTTGCGGTCCCCGTGTGTGAGGGCAAACGCATTCAACAGGATGGAACCCACCCCGTCATCATCGATTTCAAACAGTTCTTCATTCATCATTGACCCCCTGCGGTCATTGTTAGGTGTTCCGGTAAAGTGTCGGATCAATTGTTGCAGCCGCAACCGTGGCATTGATTGGCCACCCGTTCGCAGCAAGTGTTTCAAAAACCGATTGCGGATCATCAATCATGTCAGCGAAGTTCACAACGCTGACTGTCACGTTGGGTGCATCAACCAAAACCTGTTCAGCAAATGCACGCGCACCGTATCGATGTGGCGACACTGTGAACCCAAACGCCTGTGCAAACGATGCTTCAATTTGTGACTGATCCCGACTGGTCAACACTACAGTGAGAGGTTCAGAACCGGCACCATCGGCAAACGCTTCAGGTGCAGCCTTCATCACACAATCATCAGGTGTTGCACTAATCCAATCAGCAACAGGCGCAAACATTGCAGCATGTGAAAAGTAGCCTGCCGGGTTGGGGTTGTAGGTTGGGTCAATCTCACGTGACCTTATGACCGCTTCAATCGAATTGTCACTGTGGGTTGCGAGGGTGGACGATTGCGCAACCGCATTGACCAGTGCGCTGGTCCCTGTCCGATGCAAACCACAAACGATGTATCGCATTACTTCACCGCCAAAAGGGTTGCCGTGGGCAAATATGAATTGCCTGTGAACGTTGCTGTTCGTGTGCCAGTTGCACCGGATGCAGTCAATGTTTGCGTTGCAAACGCTGTGCAAATGTCAATGTTGTTTCCGCTGGCAGAACTTCGGAAATTTGATCGTGTCGTCATTGATCCCGGCATTGTGAAATTCAAACCGTGCCCGCCTGCACCGGGACGGACCCACATGCCAATCAACAAACCGTTTGATGTGGTTGTTGTGACTGAGGCCGCAACAAAGTTTGGTGGTGTGATGTTGAAGTTCATTGCACCGGCAACGTCAACACCAGTTGCACCGGAAACCGCAACAACCGTTGCAGTGGAAATCAAGTTGCCTGCCATACCCGAGAACACAACAGACGATTCAGATGAACCCGCAGTTTTTGTGAACACGTTGGTTTGAAATTCATTGTTGCCGCTACCTGATGAAGATTGTCTAGCGGTCCAACCTGACGGTGTTGAAACGAACCCACCAATTTTTTGGTCAACATGCTGCGCAACCTGCATCACAAGAACATCACCGGATGCGACACCCGCAGGCATCGTGACAGTCAACGTTGTGGTGACAGATTCCGAAGTACTAATTGAACGAAACGCAGGGCCGCTAGAACCGGCAGGCGGCGGCATGTACACGCCACCAACACGCCCAACCAAAATGCGTTTGCCTGTGAACCTTCTGATGGAAGGCATCACACACCCTGATACAAACAGTTCACAGACACCGTGCCAGTGGCAACAATGCCCCAAACACCCTCAGCCTTATCGCAATCAATGGACAATGTGCCACCGGCAGCCAATGGGAAACCGTTGGCTGTGGTCACATTGGAACCGCCAACAAAAACGGTTGATGCCCCTGCGTTGTACAACGCAATTGTGAACCGGGGCAACGGGTCTGTTTCTGCAACTGACAATGCAGTTGCAGTGGTACCAACCGAAACAACAGCAGATGAAACCGACATAACAAATTCCCTTCAGAATTTTCGTGCAACAAATTTGGATAGTGGTGTGCCTTCATAACGTCGGCACAAATAATCAAGGCTGACAAACATGGGATCATATGAACCCTGTTCAACCTGATGTTTCACAATGCAGCCCCGCCAGTGATCATTTCCCTGCGGGCCGAGGTACTTTTCTGCGTGCAAATAGCAACTGCCTGCAATCAACGCATGTTGCGAACGTCCTGCAACAAACCTGATTGCATAATCCAACACCTGCTGATGGCCCATTGTGAAACTGTGGCCCACCTGTTTCAACCGTGTGGTTGCATTGCCCCCGAACGGTCTGCCCGTCATCGGATTGGCCCAATAGTGTGCATACCAAACACCATCAATGCAGATGGGTTTCAGGAACGGCACAACCTGCCAACCATGTGATGAATAGTTCAGATCATCCAGCGAAATGATGCCATCCAAATGTGCGGCATCATCATCAATGGCCCGTTGTATTCGCTGCTCATGGTTGCCATGCAAAATGACCAGTTCAGGTTTGTACTGTTTCTTGCTTTGTTTCGCTTTGCGTCGGTTGTGTGTTTCCATAGGTTCACACAACACATCAAACGCTTTGTTGGCTGCATCAACATCGTCACGATATCGGCGGCCCTCAAAATCTTTTTTGCCCACATCGTAAGATGACAAACTAGGCCCGTCGAAATGATCGCCCAAATGCACAATCACATCAGGTTGTTTCTCAACTATGTATTGACCAACCCAACCCAACGCATCATTGGGTGTTCCCGGTTTTGCTTGTGTGTCAGGGATCACCAAATGTGTGCGTGGTTTCTGTTCTGTCATACCCTTGCCCGTTCGTTAGGGGATAGGACTACCAACGCCGTTTGCCACGGTGATGGATGTTTTCATGCCGGTCTAGTCTCGCGTCAAGGTTTTCAACTTTGTCGTCAACACGTTGAACAGACTGGTGCAAATCAAGCAACCTGTCACGAACATCAACAACAACCTGCCGATTGTCAGCATGCTGTTCCGTGTTCTCATTACGCAACCGCACAATTTGAACAATCAGTGCAGCGACTGCACCTACAACAACGCTGATGCCTGTGAGAATGGCAACCCATTCCGCTGCACCAAAACCCGGTGTGTCAATGATTGTTTGCGCAAACATCACGCATCACTTTGTGGTTGGGATTGCATCAACAAACTTTTGATCAGCAACCCAAACCGTGTTGTTTTCCCAAACGATTGTGTTGGCACCCGGTGGGATCAGCATTTGCCCGCCACCCATCGCGATGGTCCACACAATGTTTTGAATCTGTCCGGCAGGAATCCGCCATTTCCAACCCAACCCTGCATCACACAGGAAAATTTCGGGGGCTGCTGTCCCTTTGATTAGGTAGCGTTTCATTTCGTCATCCTGTGGTGTGGGTGGCACTGGTGGTGCCGGGGTTTCAACAATCGCTTCAATCAACATTTGATCCAACCGGCCACGGTCGGGGTGTCGTGACCATGCATCACTGCGATCCCACGGCTGAACATCACCGTGACAAAACAGGCCGGCACGGTTCAGGGCATCGGTGCCAATCCATGCAGCGTTTGCGCGCGCATCAACACCCAACATTGCCCACAATGTGCGGATGGCCTCGCCTGCCCGTTTGATCATTGCCTGTGTGTTCGGATCGTCGGGGGCTAGTTCTGCGCTGCGACCGGTCAAACAGATGTGCCATGTGCGGCTGTTGTATCCCGATGCTGCAACTGAAAACGTTGTGTAGCCGGGTGGCACCAACACAACAGTTTCATCACAATCAACAATGCATGCATATGATCCGGGGTCACTGCGGCGGGCGATGAATGCTGCCAAGTTGCGTGCCGTACCGGAACCGGTTGGGCCTTCACTGGTGTGTACACCAACAGCCCATGTGGGTGTGTTCGATCGCGACGGGTAAAACTGTGGTGAACGTGGCGGGTTGTCTATTAGGTAGTAGCCCATTACGCCGGTGCGCCTGACGGGCCAACATCTTCAACAGTCATGTTCACATATTCCAATGTGCCGATTTGCGCGGAAACACCTGCCGTGCGTTGCAACGTCAAAAGAATTGTGTGGCTTCCGGCGGTGAAAGTGTTGGAACCCATCACATGAACATTCAGTTTTGTTTGACCAGTTGCAAACGTGATGTTGCCACCCCACCAAACTGTTCCCGATGTGCTGTCCTGTCGGATTCGCATGGTGTATGTGTCGCCAGCGGTAGCGGTCAAGGTTGTTGAAATGTTGACCCGGTAGTATCGATTCGCCAATGCAGTGAATGATGCACTGGTGAACACTGCTGTTTCAGTTGTGCCGGATGTTGATGTGCCTGCACCCAACGCTTGATTTCGTGCAATCAAACCAAACGGTGCGTTCCAACCCGGACCCTTCACCCACGCACTACCTGTGTGCGTGTAAAGGCCCTCACTGCTGTCACCGCTGTCAACATAAGCAACCATGCCCGCTTCAGGTGACGCGATAGCGGTTCCCAAAATTGCGGTTGAACCGTGAACGGTCACGGCCTGATCCATCAAATAGTTTTGAACATTCGATGATGTCAAAACTTCCGATGCGGCGAACGTGCGAAAACCGGAACCCATAGGTTGCCCCTTATCAATAGCCCAACTGGTTTGAATCCAACACACCAAACGTGGCCGAATCCAAAATGAATGTTGCAACAAACACAGGTGAAAGCGTGAAAGTAGTTTCCCAACCATCAGGTGTGATGGTGTGATTGATGCCCTCAACAATCACCTGTTTTGAAATCAATGAACCCACACCCTGCGGGCGGCGATTCACCGTGATGCGTGTGCCAATCTCAACACCAATAGCAACCGGATACAAACTTGCCGGTGACTGCCGTGGCGTGAACGTCAACTGTTCAACACGCAACTTTGGTTGCGCATACGCAGACACGCGCGCGTTTGCAATGTCAACAATTTGCTGGTCAGTGTCCACAATCAAATCAGTGACATCACTGGTGCGAATAAAATATTCACCTTGTGATGTGGTGTCATTGACAATGGCGGTTGCACCGTCCCTGCGACCAACAACCGACCGGTTGAAAATCAGCCGGTCATTGAATTCAAACTGCAAACTGGTGTAACCCAATTCACCGGTTGAATCACCAAACGTGTATTGGCTGGTGTTGTATGTCGATGTTGTGGCAAAGGCGTTGCGGCTAATGAATTCAACTTTGCCGTCACGGTCAACAAACAACCTGCCCTGTTCAGCGGCTTCACATTCCTGAGCAACTGCCAACGGGGTTTTGTTTTGTGTCGCGATGGCTTGCACTGTGCCGGAACCTGTCGCCAAATCGGTGCCGTCTGTCATCCACTGCGCCATTGTCAACACTGTGCTGATGCGCTGATCAGTGCGTTGATTGGCAAGATATGTGCCAGCACCAATTTGGTAGTTGGTTGTCACATCAGTTGCGTACACATACTCAATTGGGATTGTTGTGATTGCGTACACAACCAATTCATCCAACGTGCCAATGAACGCACTGGCAAAATTTGTGCCTGACGTTGCTGAACCCTGATAGGGGCGGGCAACACCAAACTGGTTTGTGGGCCCGTCATAATCACCGGACGCGCCTGCCGTCAACGTGACCCGTGTGCCGTCAATGTAAAGTGAGTCCCCGGCAAATTCTTGATCATCAACATTCAACACAATGTGATGCGGTTTGCCATCATTGATTTGAACTGTTGATGTGTATGAAACCGCCTGATTTGGTGTTCCAAAAGATGTTTGCGCTTTGGTGAAACGCAACGTGCCAACACCACCGGCAGTGACATCCATGCCCAAACAACTAGGCAGGTTGTCAGGGAACGTGACAATGGCGTATGAACCGGCAGTGGTGGTTGATGTTTGCATCCAAAAGTTGATTGCAGTGACAGCACCAACAACATTGCCCTGAACATACTTTGTGCCATCGAACACGGCAGCCGGGTTGTCATCATTGGCAACCAAACCGTCAGTGGAAACACCTGATGATGCTGCACCGGCAAGGGTTTTGTAGTCACCAAACTTGCGGTTGTTGAATGAATCAAACACTGCCGATGATGTGCCGTCATCCATGCGCAACCAATAGCCAACGCGCACATCAGACAAAACCCGGTAGGCCCATTCTGATGGCAATGTCAGCAGGTTCAAAACTTTGAACCCATCCGATGCGGTGACAGTCACCGTGGCATCAGTTGGGTTGTCATAGGTTTGCGGCCACTGTTCAATCCAACCAAAGAACAGGTTGGTGGTTGCACCCGCACCATATTGGGCACGGATACGAACAGGGCGCAACGGGGTCAATGCCCCGTAGTACGGGCCTGCCGTGTGTTCAGGGTCAAACCTGCGGTCAGCGTTTGACAATGTGATTGATGCAGACCCGGTTTGGAATGTGTCTAGTTCTGATGAACGGCCCCGACTGGTGGACACGTTGCGCACATATGCGCTCACATCTGTCCAGTTGATTGATGCGAGGGTTGAACCCAACGGCACCCGGTTGGTTCCGGCTGCGGTACTGAACCCAATTTCAACTGTGAACACAACACCATCAATCAGGGTTGCGGTCATGCTGCCCGCCACCCGTCACCGGCACGACGTTCATACGCTGAAATCGCTTCAACAATGGTTTGCCCAATCGCCGCTTTGTCAGCAGTAGCGGACACATTCACATTGATGTTGTACACACCACCGCCACCGCCTAATCCCTTGCCACCGAACAACGCTTTCTGTTGCTGTGCATTCAGGATCATTTCGTTATCGTGCAGAACTGCGAGGCCTGAACCGCCTGCCATCGATGTGTTGAAAATGCCGCCTGTTGCAAACGTTGGGATTGGGTTGTCGGGCAGATCGATGCCAACGTCATAGCCCAATGCACTGAATCCAACACTGTCGGGAATGATGCCATTGACAAAATTGGCCACGGTGTTCCATGCGGATTTGAAACCGTTGCCAATTGCTTCAGCGATACCGCGACCAATGCCACCGATGGTTTCAGGGATACTCAGAAACCACATAATGACATCGTAGATGCCGCCCTTGATTCGTTCAAACACACCGGAGATGAACCCCCACGCTGCACCAATTGCACCGGTGATTGCTGACCACACTGTGTTCACAACTTCCCACAGGAATTGGTAGTAGTTCACAAGGATTGTGATGGCGGTTTGTATGGCACCCCAAATTGTTTGAATCACAGACCACGCAAATTTGATTGCCGTGACAATTCCCGTCCACACATTTTGTGCGACATCCCACAAGAATTGCATGGCATTCCAAATGGTTTCAACAGCGGCAACTAGTACGCCCCAAATTGTTTGCAACACAGACCATGCAACTGCAACCGTGGTTTGAATTCCCTTCCAAATTGTTTTCCAGTTAGCCCAAAGAAATTTGCCTGCCGCAACCAACGCAAAAATTGGAACAAGGATTGGCCCACCAAGTATTGCGATGATTGCCGCAATTGCTTTGTGTTCCATAATCCAGTTCCAAACCTGATCCCAATTGGTCCACAGGTAAATGATTGCGGCGACAACTGCGGCAATGGCTGCACCAATTGCAATGAACGGTGCGCCCGCTGCAATCGTTGCAGCGGCAGCGGCAATCATTCCGGCGGTGTATGCGGCCAATGCAATCAGCATCACACCACCCAACACACCGGCAACAATCGTCATCACCGTTTTGTGTTCCATCATCCAGTTCGTCAGTTGTTCAACCTTCGGACCAACCCGGTCCATTGCATCACCAATGGCGTTGAACACTTTGGTTGCAATCGGTTCAAGCGCGACAAAAACACGGTTCTTCAAAACCGTCAGTTTCTCACCAAAATCTTGTGTGTCTGCACCGGCACCCAAAATGGTTTCACTGCCGCCCTGCAAACTGGTCAACATGTCCTGATAGGAAAGTTTGCCCTCACGAATCATTGCGGCAAACTTCGGGCCAGCCTTAGCCCCGAACACATCCAACGCAACACCTGCGGCATCAACATCAGTTGGCGCATTTTTGATTGCATTGAATGTGTCATTGAAAACTGCGGTTGCATCCTTGCCGCTTTTGGCTGCGGTCGCCAACGTTTTTGACAGGGCAGGCATCACATCTGATGCATCAATTCCGGCCTTGCCAAGTGTCGCGAGGAATGCGGCGGACTGGTCGAAATCCAAACCAACCTGACGCAACACAACACCGGCACCGGACATTTGTGATGACAAATCTGCAACTGAAATGCCGGATTTCTGCGAGGCCCTGAACAGCAAATCAAGTTTGCCGGACTGCTCACCAGTAGACACACCGAAGTTTTGCATGACATTGGTGATGGATTGGACATTGCCCGCTAGTTCCGTGCCGGTAATGCGTGACAGTTCCAATGCCTGTTCAGAAAGCAACTGCAACGGTTCACCGGTCAACCCAAGTTTTTGATTGAACCCTGTGACCGCTGCACCAGCATCAGCGAACGATGCAGGCACTGCACTGGCAACCGCTTTCATATCGTTTTGCAATGCTTCCAACGCAGGACCGGTTGCCCCGGTCCCCGTTCGGATTGCATCAAACGCTTCATCAAATGATGAACCGATTTGATACAACCCCGCACCGACTGCGCCGGCACCGGCGAGAATGCCAAACCCAACCGCACCCATTGCTTTGGTGGTTGTGCTCAACTTTTCAGTGGTGGCCTTGCTGAACTTGTCCAGTTCATTCGTTGCGCTTTTCAGTCCCTTATCGTTGAAGGTCGAAATGACGTTCAGCACAACAGCCATGACTGGCCCCTATCTCATTGCGTTCAACTGCGTTTGCAGTAGCGATTCTGATTCTTTGATTGTTGCAACAACTTTTGTGGTGATTTCTTTTTCACCACCGGCTTCATCCCATGCACGCCAAATCAAACGTGACGGTTTGCCATGTTGGTTTTGAATGGCTTGAACAAACGCATGTGTGGACGGGCCACGCCCTGCTGTTTCAAACGCTGCACCGGCACCGGAACTGTTTGCAATTTTCCATGCCGCCTGTGTCACTGCACCTTTGGAACGTCTGCCGCCTTGCCTGACTGCAATGCCACGTTTAGCAAGGTCAGCATTCCAAAACGGCAAACGGCTATCCATGTAGCGTTGCCCTGCACTGCCGTAGTTCCAACCTGACAACGGTTGATCAGGCACAAACGATTTAGCACGTTTCGCAATAGGGCTGAGAGTCGCGCGGATTTGCTTATCCATCGCCCTGCGCAATTCGGGTGCTGTTTCTTTCATCAACGCTTTTGTTTCAGCGTAGTTGTACAACGCACCATCCAAATCCCAACCGGAACGCCCGGTAAAATCTGCCTGCGCTTTCGCTTTGAATGACGGTTTGGGTCTTGATGCCATGACGATTTCCTAGCGTGACCTTTCGCGTGCCTGCTGTTTCAACAAACCAACCATTGCAAAAAAAATATCCGGTGGCGTGTTCAACAAATCAACAGGGGAAATGCTGGTGGCAACAGCGACCTGCGCCACCAGCAATGTCATGGATTCGCCAAAGGGACGCGTTCAACCTCACCGGCTTCAATGCTGTCAATGCCCTGCAACCATTCATCAAACGGCTTCACAACATGACCGGAAACATGTGAGGCTTTCCATGCGGCCCAACACAACGCTTCATACGACGCTGATTCCCCAAACAACTGTTGCATGCCCTTACCAAACTGACGTTCAGCAGACACAATCACCAGTGGTGTGACATTCACATCATACGCTTCACCCTCAGAAGGTATGACCCGTAAGCGCATCAACGCGGCCATGATTAGGCGGTCGCCTTTGCGATGGTGCCGTCAACCGGCCAAGTGATTGATGCAGTGGTCAGTTCGCCAACCTGTGCATCCAGTGGCATCCATTCAGTCACCAACACATTGAAGGTGTAGGCAGGATTCGCAGTTCCGGTTGTGGTGCCGTTCGGCTTCACAACAACCTGTGCAGTGCTGCCAAGTAGCGGGTACAGGGTGGCTTCAACGCTGCCTGCACCGGTGTAGTCATTGTTGAAATCAATGGAAACACTGTTGTCAGCGAGTCCACCAACACGACGCTTGGCAGTGTTGCCGAACGTGGTGGTTTCGATTTCGGCGCGCGTTGATGACAACGTGACCTTTGTGATGTGCTGCGAGAGATCAACGCCACCGATGGTGACTGCTGCATTTGTAATTACCTGAGGCATTTTGGCTCAGTCCTTTTCATTGGTGACGGGCGCGGCCTTGACCGCTTTGGATACTGGTGTGATGTGTCCTGCATCAATCAGATGTTGCACATCAACTGCGGCAAGGTCATCATCACTGATGATGCTGCCGGGTTCGTGACCAACCACATTGTGATTGCCAACGATTTTGTATTCCTTCACGTTTGTCCCTTTCTAGGCGTGAACGGTTAGATTGAATTCACAGGTGGTGTAGGCGGCATCACCAATTGTTAGCGGGCGCACGCTCACCATTTCTTCAACAATCAATGTTGAACATTTGCCCCCTAGTTTGGGGTCCGCTTCAATTGCGGCACGCACTGATTGCGCGTCACCGTATGAAAGCCATGCATCCAACTGGCGTTGTGCGGCACGGTCACCCATGCGCCCTGCAATCAGTGAGATCACATAACGCCATTCAGACAAACCGCCACGCATTGCACGGTGGTATGTAACTGATTGCAATTGGATCACTGCCATTGGCGGTGAAACCTGTTCAGGCAAATGGTCTGCGACACGCAAACCGGGAATGGTTGCCAATGCTGTGGCCAATGCGGTTTGAAGGTCTGAACCGTTGCCTGCCATTAGGCAACCACTGCGATGCGGTAGGGGCGCAACATGCGCTCAACATCAGGGTCAATTGCCCTGACTGTGATGGCACCCAAATCCCCAAACCCGGCAACACCCAAAAGGGAATCACCACGTTTCACCAATCTACCTGCCAAAAGAATGCAAGCCGATTTGACCGGTTCAGGTACGGCAGGCCAACCCCAACGGGCTGTGACCTGCACACCAGCCGGGGCAGCAGTAGTTGGGAACACACCGGTGGCGGTGCCACGAATTGATGTGACTGGCAAACCCTTTGCCGTGGCATTCAATGGTTCACTTTGAAACTGTGATGCCGTCAGTGTGGTGGGGTAGGTGCCGTCGCCTGTGCTGTCTGTTTTCACAACCAAACCTGTGACGGTTGAAATGTCATCAACAAAAACAACATCCGATGCGTTCGCCACATACACCCGTGCCGTTGCTGTTGCGTCAGCGTAAAACCTGCGATCACAATGCTGATCAATTACCCGTGAGGCCTCACTGATTCGTGATTCCAGCAGTATGTCATCAACTGAATCTGCAACGCGCATCACCGCTTTCAATTCAGCGAGTGTGCAATATCCGTTTGTGATTGCCATTCATTGCACCTTCCATGCGCGAACGTATCCGCTGATGATTTCGGGAACCCCTAGTGCAGCCATGTGCGCTGCAACCTGTTCACCTTTTCCATGTCCGTTTCGATTATCGTCAACGGCCACAATTGAACCGGGTTGCAGTAGTGGCCAAACAATTTTCAGTTCAGCCAAATGATGTGCCGCTGCCGGTTCGGGGTTGGACCAGTCCACATCATATGAATCCAAATACAAAAAGTTGATGTGCGAAATCTCGAGATTTTGCAACACCTGCAATGAATCACCAGTGATTGCCGTTGTACTGGTCAAACCCAACTGTTCAACCAATTCAGCACCAACCGGGTCCAAATCAATTGTTGTGACATGCCCACCCAACTGTTCAGCGTAAGCATTCCAAACAACAGTTGACTGCCCATCACCACCCCAATTGCCTGCCAACCGTACAGTGCCGGTTTCAACAATCACACAATCAGGTTTCAACATTGCAGTGATGCGTTCAAACGCATCCAACCGTTGCCCCAACAATCCCCACGGGATTTGCGCGATACTCATTTCGCCATCAGTTCATCAATGTGGGAAAGGATTGGTTGCCAATACTTTTCAAACACAATGGCGTGGTCATATGTTTCAGCGTACGCACGGGCAGCCTGTCGGCGGTCTCTGTCGTTTGCATGTTCATATGCGTCATTCAAATTTTCAACAATTGAATGCACCAGCGGTGTGGCAAACCATGTTCCCTGTGCCGCATCCCAATACGGTTGCACGGCAGTCAACCAACCTGAACCTTCAACCAATTCAGGTTGTGCCGTAAAGTTGGAAACAATCGATGGCACACCACAGGCGGCGGCCTCTAACACAGGCACACCGAAACCTTCACCGCGTGATGCCAACAAATGAACATCCATTGATGCCATCAATGCGGCAATCACATCAGATGACAAACCTGCGTAGTAGCCCCACTGGTCAACCCACACTGTGCGGTTGGTGGGAATGCCACATGCATCCATCAACCTGATCAGATCAATGCCGCCCTGCGCACCACGTTTTTCACTGTGCATGTACAACCAAACATCATCATGTTCAGCCATGAACTGCCCCATTGCCAAAAGGTTCTCACCAAACGCTTTGCGAATTGGTGCGGTCCCTTTGTTGGCGGCAACCATCCCAACAACAAACGCGTCATCAGGAATGCCCAACGCGATACGTCCGGGGGTGCCGTCAATGGTTGCATCAGGGTTGAACACTGAAGTGTCCACCCCGTGCGGTGCATAAAACGATTCAATACCCGCTTTGTTCAGCATGTCCAAACCAAACTTTGACATTGCAATAGGCAACACGTTTGGTTGTTGGCACCAATCAATCACGTCTGCGGGTGCAGGCAAATGATCAATGGGCACCCATGATGCAATCACCGGAATGGTGTTGCAGTCGCGTCCTTTGTACACCCAACAATCAAACAGTGTGATCAACGCTGTTGGTTGTCCGGTTGTTTCTTCTGTGTACCGGGTATGTGCGCCGATGATGTCGGCACTGTAAGGATGGAATCCGGTGGGCAGCACTTCGATGCCTTCCCAACCTGATATGCCACCTTGCAACCCGTAGTTCACTGACAGGGTGACGGTGCGCCCTGCCTGTTGGCAGGCTTTCGCCAATGCCCCTGTTTGCACCCCGTAGCCGGTATTCGCCCACGGTGCGTTTGAATGAATGAGAACACCAACCGGGTCAGCCGGTTTGCGTGTTGTTGTTCGTCCGTTGTGTTGAACACTGCGTTGTTTCTTGCCCATAAGTTTTTCCCCTGTTGTTGTGTGCCCGTGGTGCGTGTGATGGGTCCAAACCACGGGCAAGTTTGAAACCCATCACACGCGAATTTGCCAACCAAAT